AGTGCGAGCAATGCGATCAGCAACTATCCGGTCAAGCTCCTCTTGCGTAAACGTCTTCTCTGCCTGAGTTTCTACAGTTTCCTGCTCTACGGCCTCAGTTACCTCTGTTTCCATGATTTCATCGCTCATGTAACGCTTCCTCCTACGGAGTGGGTTTATTTTACCAAATTACTTTGATTTTTTCTTTTTCTTCTTTCCCTTGTGATAAGGCATAACTACTTCCTATTCAAATACGGGTCTCCAATGATGACGGCAATTATATCCGCCCCTAACAACAAAGGGATCGCCTGAAGCCTTGCCCTTCCAATCGCCAGACCATATCTCAGCGATCTCCTCAGTGGTATAGGTATTGCCAGCGTGTTCTCGGCAGAATGGCCTTGAGTCCCTAATCACATCGCCGTAATACTTCCACTTATCAGCCCCCGCCTGTATTCCTGCGTTGACGTTAATAGATGCGTCAAACTGCATTAGGCTATCCTGCGTTATCTGCGAGGCGTAACGGCGCATATTATTGCCCGTCTTGTCTGCGGCGTAGATTGTATGCAACTGATCTATTGCGGCCTTAGATTGTGCCGCCGTTCCATTCTTGGCTATATCAACAAGTCTGTTAATCTCGGCCTGATCGCTCTGCATATAGACGCCGTTAATCTTTTGCCTAATGCTTTTTATCATATCGGCTTTAGATCGACCTGTTAGCGCGTTCTGATAAACCTCATTGGCTATGGTGTCGAGATAGGTCTGGCCTATATCCTCAAAGCCCTGAAAGGTAAGCCGCTGAAGTTGCTGAATCACAGTCGGACTAGTACGTGTAAAATCACCGTAATTATTCAGCATTTCTAGCGCCCTGCGCTCCACCTCTGGGTACTCATCTAAGAGGCTTTGAACCGTTACGCTATATTCTTGCTCTATGATCTGCTGAAGCTCTGCCCTTGCGGATATAGCCCACTCAACGTCAAATAGCTTGCCAGCCTGATCAGGCGCAGTAGCTAGATAATCAGCAATCCGATTCTCCAATACCGATAGAGCCGCAAGCAATCTTTCAAGATGGCTGTCAGCCAGTCGATCAAGGTAGTCATCATGCTGATTGTCGGTTGCCATTATTCAGCGGGTAGCTCCACCAAAGGAAACTCGCCTAATGCCCTTGTATTTTGCTCAATCTCTGTATGAGCTTGCATAACCATTTCATCATCTAGCACTAGGTCTGCAATCTGCTTATCTACCTCACGCATTAAAGTTGTAGAGCGAACACCACTGGCTTTAACTTGCTGATAAAAAATTAGGTCTTGCGCATAATCACGTAGATCGAATGAGTCGGGATAGCTGATAGTTACCTCATGGGTATTATGCTCTTGCCACTTGCAATAAAACGCCCACAACTGCTCCTCTGCCAGCTCAAGAATGTCGGCCTTCTCAGATAGCTTTGCATTAAGCATCTGAAATTCGGTCTGCATAGCCACACCAGACTGCGTGATAGCCTCTGTGCCGCGTACTGCGCCCATGTGGGCCATCCTATTGATCGACTCTATTTTGTCCGTTATAGAGGCTCTTATGGCGTCTAGGTTGCCGCCAGAGGGTTGCATCTGATAGGGCTTAAGGCCAGCGTCCATATCCTCGGCCATATTGATAATAGCCCCAGCCCCTGCACTCGCATCGGTGTCGTAGGTCTTAACCAGAGTCGGGTGGTTAGATATGCGGATTAACTGCTCAATTTCGCTCAACTCTTGATAGATGGCCTTTTGCATATAGGCCACATCAGAAATGTCGGAAATACCCACACCCCTAAGAATTGAGCGGTTTGCTGGTAGATAGACCGCCGGGATAACGCCTATAGGATTAGGGATGTTTTCAATAACGTCAGCAGATGTGCCGTCATAGCGGGTTAGCTTAACCTTGTCCTTGTACCACTCGCGGAAATGGGTAACGGTGGTAGTGCCGTCTATTCGATCAACGGACTCCCTAACCTTTAGGTAAACAAGCTCATGCCTGCCGCTTGGCATACGCTCCCATCGCCAATCGTAGACGTTTTCTGGCGTAATAAGCGTGACATATGGCCTGATGCCTTGGTTAAGCTCCTCGGCCCTTGTCCCAACCTGAGAGGCTGGCTTGTCGACCATAATCCAAACATGGCCGTACACTGACGACCATATCTGCGCCTCACGCATAAAGGAGTTGAAGTTTTGCCCGTCAAGGTTAGCGTCCTTTAGAAACGCCTCAAGGTCTGGGCTTCCTTCCATGCCCTCAAAGTCCCTAGTCGGGTTAATGCGCCAGAGAAACGATGAGTAAACGTGAATGACGTTACGGCAATGGTTATCTAACGGCGTTAGCTCTAATCGCCTTCCGTATGCCTTGGAATCTTCATTAAGGTAGCCGGTTAGGTAATTACCCTCTTTGTAGTCTGCGCCCCCCATATAACTGCGGAGGTAAAACTCCCACCGCTCTACATGAGTTTCATAATCGGGGTGCTGGTACTCAATATCTATCTTCATCAAGTCCACCGTTGAGGCTGTAATGCCTCATATTGTTTGCGAATTGGGAATAGGTATTCCACCGCATATCCCAGCGCATCATTCATGTGATCGAAGCCGTCCTTATTTGGCTGGCTCGTGCCTTCTTTGTAAGTCTGTCGCTCCAGCGACTCAATGGTTTTCTTGCACTTTGGATCAACCAGTAAGTGCCGTAGGCCATCGGCTGAACGCAGGCGAGAGTTGACCGCGTTGATGCGATCCCTAACGGCTGAATGAGCGTTTTTAACTCGTACATTAAAACCCGCGTTTTGCAAAATAGATAAGTCAGTCCTGCCGCCTGCTGATGTCTTTCTTTGGCGACAAGCCGGATCAGGGTATATCGTAACATTTTTCACGTTGTAACGCTCTTTGATCTCCGCCGCCATCTCATCTGTGTTAGACCCGAACATTACGATCTCATCAATGACGTGCAAGACCTGCCCCCTTCTCACCATTACGACAGCACTCATAGGGTCTAGGTTGAAGTCCATGCCTATATGGACCTGCTCTATGTCCTCGTTATTCCTAGCAGTCGATTCCTCGCGGCTAAAGTTGTAATAGATAATGCCTGAGTAATTAACAAACTTGGCCTGATACTCTTGAGTGAACGTGCGCTCATCTAGGTCTAATCTAGCAGAAACAATTTCACTTTCTGGAACATTGCCACCTTCAAGTGTTGTGTACTGAAACGCGCTCCAACCATCGGCCTTATCAATTCCCATACCCCATAAATCATAAAAGTGGTTACGGCCTTTAGGGGTGCCAATAAATAACGCCCCACCTTGTCTGTCTGATAAAGATGGCCGAATAACCTCATACCACGCCTCTTTGCGCATATCTGCAAACTCATCTAACACGCAAAAATCTAACGCTCGGCCTCGTAGGTTATCAGGCTTTTCAGCCCCCTTAAGACTTATCACGCTTCCATTTCTTAGCTTTAGTGTTAATGCGCTTTCGTTTGTCTTTTGAATGTACTCTGGCGGGATTGCCTTAATAAGCATTTCCCACGCAATTTCCTTTGCCGCTTTATAGGTCGGTGCGATGTACCAGACATGACGATCTATGCCTGACAAGGCAGAGTTTAGAATTTCTGCTGTGCTTAAAAAGGTTTTGCCAAAACGCCGACCAGCAACAACAACCCTAAACCTAGACGGGTCTCTAAAGATATTAGTTTGCGGCTTTGTCAGTATCATCAGGCGTTAGCTGAATAACCACTGGTGGTAGCTCTTGAGCTTCTGGTTGTGCTTCTTTCCATCCAGCCTGAGTCTTTAGGTAAAAAATCTGCGCAGTTGTATTGCCTTCAGTGGCCGATCTTAGAAGTGATTGCGCAACGCGACCAATAGCCCTTGCCTTACCCTTTTTATAAGCGGCAGAAACTTCTTCATCTCTGCTTAAAATTGCTCTAAATGTTCTTGCTGGTATAGCGAAATAATCTGCAAGCTGTTCTTGGTTTAATACAGCCGCTAAGGTTTCTACCTCGACAATTTGCGATTCTGTTAATTCTGTTTTTGGTCGACCCATTACCACTCATCTCTGGTGTATATCCAGCCAGCAAACTCACCAAATCTAAAGATTTCTATTGGTGTAAAAAATCTGCGCTCTATGTATCCATTTGGCAAAGGTCTTTGTATGCCAGCCAATGATAACTCTTTTGCTACTATTTCATCAGATGGCGCGCCAGAGGCCACCTTTCCCGCTATGGTTGCTCTATGCAAAACAGTCGCTAAATAGCCTGCGGCCATTTCGGTTTTATCTACTATGATAACGCATCCTCCTCGTTTTACGTTATCCCTTAATTTTTCTGTCAGTCGCTTTCTATCTTCTACAGACAAAAACATAAGGCATAAAAAGCACACAGCCACATCAAAATGCTCATAAGTGATATTTTGCGCGTCATCAATAATTACATTGTATTTACCCTGATACAGATCAACCATTTCTGGGCTGTTATCAATAGGAATAAATCTTGCATTTCTCTTTTGTGGCAAATCGCCAAGGGCTATTTCTAGATTGCCCGTAGAGCATCCAATATCGTAAATAATCCCGTTTTGAGGTAAGTAGTGTCTGACTAGGTGAGCAACAAGCCCTGTGGCTAAATCGTACCAAGGCAGTTGTTGTCTAACGTGAAAATCAAACTCATCAGCGACCGCTTTATTTTTAAACGTCCAATCCTTAGGAATGTCCACCGATTACTCCTAATTCATATATGGTTTGGGCTACAGCCTTCATCATTAACGGCGCGACCATTCTGCCTAGTCGCTCCACCTGCTGGGTATAGGTGCCGGATAAAACGTAATCATCGGGTACGGACATAATGCGCTTTACTTCACTAACGGTAAAAGCCCGATCATCCCAGTGACACGGCTTCGCACATCCGTTTGCTGATGTCGCCATAACGCAGGGGCTAACTCTATACGGGGATGCTTTCCATAAACCAAATCGCTCTTTGTCTTGGCCGCCTCTAGGCAATTTAACCAGCCTTTGATAAATAGCGTATTTGCGCAGATCAGTTTCTTCTTTATCTTTATCGGTAAATTCTAATCCTTCAAACGCTTGTTTAAGATTTACCTTGTAGGCCAATGGCTTGGGATGTGTTTTTCCTTCAAAGTCTTGTCGCCATAAATCATTACGAATACCAACAAAGATCGTGCGCGGGCGAGACTGGGGTACACCAAGATATTGCGCATCTAAGATTTTACAAGTAACCGTATACCCGCAAGACCTTAAACCCCGCAGAATTTCATTCAGATAACCTTTAGCTACGCCTTTTGCTAGACCAGAAACATTTTCTGCAACAAACGCTTTTGGCTTAATATCTTTCAGCAATCTAATGTATTCAAAAAAAAGGTCTTCAACCTTCTCTTGTTTTGTATCGCTGTATTTTTTTACCTTACCCCAATTCTTGTCTCTTTTGCCCGCCGTAGAAAACGCAGAGCAAGGCGGCGAGCCATCAAAAATATCTAGCTGGCCTTCTTTAAGATTAACCGCATTTAAAATATCTTGACCTGTTATATCTCTAACATCATTAGGCAATACTGCCGTACTAGGCCAATTCGCTTTATACGTTTTCACCGCCTCTGGTATAAATTCATTTACCGCTAACACCTTGCCGCCAGCCATCCGATAACCGCAAGAGCTACCGCCGCCGCCAGCAAAGGTGCTGACTACCGTAAATTTGTGGTTTGCGTTTTCTGTGGCTTGGCGTAACTGCTCACAGCTAGGCAGGCTGTACATCAGTTGAATTCAAAACCACATTTTGGGCATTCGTGAGCCATGGCGGCCTCATCGACTTCTTTGAAGTCATCAATAATCGCTGGGTTGCTATCGCCTAAAATATCGACAAGCTCCTTTTCCGAAAAACCGAGCAAATCCAAATCAAATCCTTCATCTTTTAAAAATTCGATTTCTGAGGTTAGCAGGTCGTAATCCCAGCCAGCGTTGAGGGCTAGCTTATTATCGGCAATCACGTAGGCCGCCTTCTCTGCTTCGCTAAGGCCGGTTAGGGTGATAGTGGGTACCTCATCTATATCCAGCCCTAAAGCCGCTATAAATCGCCCGTGGCCGGCTATAATCTGGCCTTCTTCATCCACTAAGATGGGGTTTGTAAATCCAAACTTGACAATAGAGTCCATTAGCTGACCTATTTGGTCATCCGAGTGGGTTCTACTGTTGTTTTTATAAGGGTCTAGCTCTCCAACGTGCTTATACTCAATTTGCAAACTCATACCGGCCCCGTAATGTTTTCTGCCCAAAAAAGTCCCCGCGCATACCCGTCCTGAATAACGCCGGTTTGAATATCCCGCTCACTAATTGGATATGTTTCTACAGTGCCGTCTGAAAAGGCAACCAGATAAGTACCCTCCTCTTTTGGCATCATTTCAACAGAATGCCATTCAATAACAACCTGCTGAAAAATTGAAGCCATTATGGTATTTCCTTTTTTATACACCTAATGATTTCTAGCGGCGGCCGATCTGCTTGTTCTGGAAATACTGTTTTAAGGTCGGGCATTATGTAAACGTCCCTGCCACTTGATTTTGCGGTAGTGTCTGCCCATTTAATTGCTTCGACAATCTTTTCTGTATCATGCCCCCAGCTCATAAGCGCCTCCCCCAGCACCTGCCACGCATTAGTTTTCATGGCTGTCTTGCGACCTATATGAATACAAAAAAGCCCGCAGTTGGTATAACTCGCGGGCCATCTTGGTTTGATCAGTGGGGCTTAAAGATTTCCAGTGGTATCGTTGATCAACAAACGCCTCTAATTTGCGCTGGTCAATTAACTGAGCACTCCCGCTGATCGTAGTTTGGGTGTCCGTTTTCACCACCGCTTTTCTCCCATAAGGCAACCATTTCACAATGGTGGCGATGGTCAGCCGCCGCGCCATTGTAATCTTCGCTGCCTATAATGCCTAAAAGCGTAACAAAAGCAACAGTAGGGATTATAAATTTCATTACGCCGCCCCCCCTTTGATTGTATTAATCAGATTGCGATGTGGCCCGTAGATGCGAATTTCATGAATTAACTTGGCGTGCTGGCGGAGCATAGAATCTACAAACAATCCAATGCTTCTGTGGTTGCGCCGCGTAACCATCCTTGGATACAAATAGGAAATAGGCTTCCCTGCTGTTACTGAGTAATCGATTATTGCCGAGTACAGGTCTAGCTCTTGATTAATGTCTGCCATGATATTACCCCTTTTGAGATACGTCTGTTGGCCAAGCCCAACCAGCGTCACTACTGGATAAAGAGCTACAGCCTGATAAATACAAAGTGCCGGCGAGGGCCAGCACAATGTATAACGCAATTAAACCTTCGTGAGAGGGCCGCATTACGCGGCCACCTTGAAGATTTTGTGAGAGTCGAGGAGCTTGGTAAGCCCGTCTATTTGCTTAATAGCTGTCTTGGTCGGGTTCTTATACTCGCGCTCATTGTTGCTGATGTAGTGAGTAAGGACGTTATAGACCGCGTAGGCGTTGGCCCCAAACTCTTTACAGTAGGTTCTGTATAGACCCAAGCATAGCTCTAGGCGGGCGTTGTACTTTTCGGGATCATCGTTTCTTATGCGAAGAAACTTGAGAAACACCTGTCTGGCTACTTGTGGCGAGACTTCGATTTGCATCATGCCGCCCCAATATTCTTTTGCGCTTTGAAACTGCTTGACCATCTCTACCACTCTCTTTGCGCCCGCCTCTACATCTAGGTTGGCTGTATGGCCGTGGGAGTAGGCACCCAGAATGCTACCGACTATTTGGCCATTCATACATTTCATGCGAAGGCCGCCAGCTTTCGTAATGTAGCGGGTACTGCCATCAAAAGAATTGAGGGCGGTAATGCTAAGGACGGTTTTGGAGCCATCGCCCTTAACTTGTACTTGCTCCTCGGGAAAGCGAAAATCGACCATGGCCCTCGCGCCGTTGGGCATTTGACTGACATGGACTGTGGCCGCGTCTGTCTTTAGCCCTTTGACGTTTTCTAGCGAATGGCAGAAGCTGGAGAAGATTTCTTCGTTGCTGACCACTCTATACGCCTTACTGACAACGCTCATGACCTCGCCGTTAGCGGTATTGATAAGCGCCTTCTTGTTGCAAACCGGCACTAGGCCGTTTTCAGCGGTTATGGATTGTTTGTAATCTGTATACAGATCGCACTCTGCTACGTTGAACAGTACACCGGCATCGTTAAGCTGGCCCATAAGGTTTTGGTAAATAGACATAGGATATTCCCCTTTAAATTACGTTTAAGTTAGTTACTTATCGCATACTGCGATATAGCAATTACAACGTGTTTAGGGGGTCAATGACAGTGTTTTTAGCAAAAACCCTAGTGTTTTCGGGCTTTTTAGCGACTATTTGGGTAAAAATTAGCCATTTCTGCGACAAAATCACTAAGGTCCGGCTTATTTTCTAGCCTTTCAAGGTAAGTCTCTAAAGGTAGATTTTGCCGGTTGGCCAAGGTGCTAAGTAGCTCAGGAAGCACTGAAGGGTTGACTATATGGTGGTCGATTGCAAATTTTTGCATCTTTTGGACTGGGCACATAACGCACCTCCTTTCCATGTTTGCTTTGCAATTATAGCATAGGGTTAATCTAAAAACGCCAACCGAATTTCCTGATCTTTTATGCCTTGTTTCAGTTCAGCAATTAGCTCAAGCAAGTCTGCCCTTGTATGCTTTGTTAAAGTGCGCTTTGTATCTGTTAACCACTCAACAAATTCCTCGCCATACATATCAACCATGTATCTACGGTAATCATCGTGGCACCCAGTAAAAAACCGATTACATCTTTTGCATTGCGGATGTACGTTTTCCTCGCGCAATAAATGAAAGGTATATGAGCGACTTATAAAATGCCCCCCATCCATTGCTTTCCAGCTATCACGCCTGCCGCACGAGACACACTGGCAAATGCCATCGTTGTCAGCGGCCTTCATTCTGACATATTTTTGAAGAAGCTCTGCGGCTTTCTTTTTTAGGCTAGCGGTGCTTGGTGGCTTTCGCGACATTTGTAAACAACCTTTCCCTACCAATTGCCTTAATGAAAGCATTGCAGTAACCACAAAGCCAGCCATGCAACCTATATCCAAATTTTTCCAAAAATATTGGCTCCATCTCTGCTCTACATCTAGCGCAGTTTATTGTGTCTGGCGTCAATGTAATGGCCCTAAATCAGCGTCAGGGTCGTCTATAAGCTCATAATCCGAAAGCAAGCAAGTCATCCAGAGAGTGTAAAAGTCTTCAATAGGCATATCAATCGTTATGCCCTCCATAAAGGAATCTGTATATACAACCGTTCTTTGCTTGTTGTTAATATCGCTATGCGCCCCGCCAATTGTTGCAGTAAGGAAAATGGCATGACCGCCGTTTGGTATTTTTACTCCCATTAGGTCAATCACGCCCTTGGCCTCACTGTTACCCGCGCAACCTCACCATCAGACTTGTCGTAGGTAATGATCTTGGCACCTCTGCGCGATACCCAACCACCTCTCGCCGCGTATGCGTCCCTACCGCTTAGGGTTGGGTGCATCTCCGCTATTGCGCCACCGTCCTCTATTACGCGCTCGTGGTGATAGTGTCCCGTATGGATATAGGTGTAGTTTGCTTTACCCCACATCTCACGGAATCTTGGCTCACTAGCAAACAGCTTATGTAATTGTGCCAACTTCATTTTGTGACCGTGATGGAAGGCAAGCATTGTATCGCCATGTAGATACGCATAATAGGGAAACTCGTTATCTATGACCTCAAGCCTTGGCTCGTTAGAAAAGCGATGCTTAATGTATTTCCTCAACCAGATAGATCCAGAAATATCATGATTTCCCTCTGCGGATATGACCACAACCTTGTCAAACTTCTTGAGCATCATCGTTATGGCTTGAGCCATGACAAGCATAGAAAGCTCGACTAGCTTCCCGTATCGCGTATCTGCGTCAAGAATGTGGCCGCTGCTAGGCGTCACTGATAGTATTCCATCCCAGTGTAAAAAGTCCCCTAGCTGGCACAGTACGGCAGTGCCGGACTTAGGACTGGCTTGGATCATGTCATGAATAGAATTTAAAAATACATCTCGGGCTATTTCTACATTCCAGTCATCACCCGTTTCATCACCCCAAGCATACATGCCAAGATGAAAATCGGTAATCGTTAAAAGAGATAAAAGATTTTGATCTGCGGATGCTGGGGGTTTGGTAGGCTTAAACTTTGGGAGATTCTTTGTGGCGTTCTCTAGCCTCTCAACCAGTATCTCAAACTGCCTTTCCTCATCGGTCTGGCTTTTGACCCACTGGCGAATTGGCTTGCCGTCTTCATCGTAGAATGTCGATACGCCCTTAATCTTATGCCCGTCTGGTACTGGGTGGTGCCAGTCATTGTCTGGGCTGTATCCGCGTTTTGCCGCATTCTTTTCAACAGCTTTTAGCCTATCTCTTAGCGCCCCTCTGCTTATATTTAGCATCGAAGCCGCTTGTCTCTGGCTGATACCTTCAACCTCAATTAGCCTTACAGCGTCTATCTGAGCGTTTGAATTGCAAAACTGTAGTAATGGATGGTCCACGCAACTCCCCTAATTGCATAGGAAAAATCAATTTTACCATTCTTTGCCAAATCGAACACTTATGCCGTGATTCTCAGCCAAGACTTTAGCTATGACTTGATAAACCTGATTAACCTCCCTTTTATCAAGTTCAGTTGTAGATTCAGTTTTTCCAGTGATAGCGGCCTGTACGGGCATCCAGATTTGGTCGTGAATGAGTTGTTTTGTTGGGTCTATAGGTACCCCTTCCTTTAAAACGGTACGCATATCCTTTCCCATGGCCAACATCTGCTCTGCCACCTCTGCGCAATAAGCCCATATCGCATTGTTTTGCCTCGGCGTTCTTTGTTGGCGAACAACCTTAAAAGTCAGCGGCTTGTCTTTATTGCTCTCAATGTATTCAATTAACATTTTGCGCTGGTCTGCATTATTAATTGTCCAGCTTTCACCCCCTAACATGGCGCACTCCCTTTGACGTTATATATTGCCCATGCTTTTCCAGCATTTTATTTCTAAAACTCTCGCTGTCCATAAAATCGTGGGTAAGCATATCAAGCATAGTCCATCGCCTTACAGGTAACGCCTCGCCCTCTTTTTGTGGCTCATTAAATGGACTGCCGCCGCTTTGGTTGGCCCGATTAAGCCAGCTATTAACAAACCGCTTAATACCCTTTGAAGTTTTTCTTTTAGATGGGTTGGCCTCACACCAGCACGCCATTGCATCAAGCTCACCATACACATCAATTTTTTTATAAGCCTGTTGCCACGCTAATATGTCAGACTGCTCTGGCTCCCAATGCTCGCCATTACTAAGAATCATACATCCCCTCCCTAACTAACCAAGGTGATAGAAAAGCGTTTTTTGCGGGTCTAGGCGGGCAGTAATTTGCCAATCTTTTTTTATGCACCCAATGACGCACAGCCTTAATATAGGTTTTTCTGTTATTTGCGTAACCCTCAAAAACCAGATTGGCGGCGACTAAATGAGTAAGCCCTCGCTGTATAGACTCTTTAGGACAGCCAAGCTCTTTAACTAAGTCACTTAGCGTAAAAGATAGCTCAGAGCTACACGCTTTGCTTTTATAAACAGCATCTGCAACGCTCATAATGACCACTCCGCTATTTTTACTTTTTCGCCATATCTATTTTTTACCACTTTCATAACAGTTTTGATAGGATGGCCTTTTGCTCGCAACTCAGAAATTCTTGCTGGCGCTTCTAAAATCCCTAGTGCGTTCCACGCATTAAGCCTTGTTAGCTTATTGCCGTCTTTCAGGTAATTAAGAATGCGATCTCGCTGTGTCATAAATTTCTCCTAGTTAGAATGTAACAACCCTTTTTAAGTTATTGCTAACCTAAACTATTTGCCTTAACTGACGCGCTTTGTATACCGTATCGAATCTTGACATCTATTCCCGTTACCAGCACTCGGCACTGGGAGGCGCTTAATAGAGAGGGTCAACTCCGCTCCAAGGTTCTTGGGTTCCTTGGCCTAACGCCCGATATACTCTGAGGTGCTTGCACTTTTAAATTGATGGGAGTACATTATTATTATCGTATGTCACCCCTTTCATACGATAGAGCACTCCTAGTTGTTCTGTTGCCCCGCTTCGGCGGGGCTTTTTATAGCCCCTGTTTAGCAAACTCCTCTATGCTCATATCGAATTTGGTTGCGAGTTGCGCAACTCTACTAAACTTCATGTCGCTGGCGTTACGCCATCTTGCAACCTGCACAGGGTTTACCCCTAAATCTTTTGCAAGCTCAATGTTGCTAACGCGATTTTCGGCTTGCATCTTTCTTAAACTTTTCCCGATATTAAAATGGGATATCATCACTTAACTCCTTATCATTGTTTGAATCACCTAAAGACTTCTTGGCATTACTCATGCCTTCCTTAAAAATCTCCTCCTTTTTTTCATAAGGGTCATCAAAAGTAAGCCACCCATCCCATACCGTTCCTACGGGTATGGTATCCAGCTTCATGCTTAACCCATATTCACTTTCAAAGAGCGCGCCAACCGTTTGGTACTTTTTACGCTCTTTGCCCTCTTTGTTTGTATAAACGGCCACCGCCGCCCTAACGTCTTTAATCTTAGGCATTATCCTGTCACCTTCTTCAGTTCTTTTGCTTTTTGGATTTCTTCGGGATTTAATCGCGACATAACAATTCCTTTTACATATCTGCTCATTTCATCCCCTAATTGCGCTAATGCGTAGGCGTCCTCCTTTTCTATCGCCGCTTTTATGTCGTTTTCAAACTGGCTAATAAGCTCATCAGCGTGCTTTATTTCTGCGTTAAATCGCTCCTTAAACTTTACCTTTTCACCTTTTGGCGCATCGTTAAACACAGAAGCAGACACCTCTGACCCAAGAGTAGATAGCCACTCCCTAAACGCGAGAGGATCATCTGCATCTAGCTTTTGCAGGCATAGGTCGTAATCGGTAATTTCTGGCAAGTCCTCGCCAGCGTAGATATATAAACCCAACCCTAGCAGGCTTATGGCTTTGGCGAGGCATCGTTGCATCGCGGTATTAACTTGAAAGGCATTAGGTTTGGCTATTGGCGCGTTTCTGTTGTCCATAACAGGCAGGTATGCTGTTCTGGTAACGCCCTCTGCGGTTATTTTGCACCAGACAATCATAGTGCCGTCAGGGTATGTAGTAGGCTCTAACATTTCCCATGTTGCCTCTGGGCATACCTTTAGCAACTCTTGCACTGCAAAAGCCCAGCTCAGATAAGTAAATTTACCTTTTTGCTCGGCGTATTCGTTGACATTAATTTTGCTTAAAACACTGAAAGTGTCGCTCATTAGCTTTCCCCTTTAAAAGTTATCCAATGCTAGGTCCTGAACAACGTCCCAGCAGTTTTGACAGTATTTATTGCTGTCATCTTCTTGCTGATACACCAGCCCCGACACATGATCGTGGCAAGAATCGCACCATTTCATGGCCTCCCACTCTGGTGTGCCAAACTCCCTACAGACTACAGGGATACCGTCATACTGGCTTTCGTATTTAGTAACCATGCGTTTTACTCTCATAGTCATCTGGTTCGTTTGGGTCTGCCTCTGGCGGGTTGGTGTCTACAGCGTCACACAAAGCCTGTATTTGCATATCGCGCCATAACGCCTTTGTCATTTCGGCATAGGTGGTCGCTTGTTCTACAGCCTTGTCTAGCTCTGTGGTGTCAAGAAACTTTAGCTCTGGAAATTTCATAGATTTCTGTGCTCCTCTATCTCCCAAATAACATCTTCTGCGTTAAGTATTTGATGGCGGTTCCACACGCATCTACGCACCATTGCTATCTCCATTGACCGATGAGCGAATGGAATGCCGTGTGCTTCATCTGGCCAGCAGTCGACAGTTATGCGATAGTCAGCGTCTATTTCATCTTCTTCTACAAGCAAAGCGATATGGCCACAGTCATAGATATGATCTAAGGTAGCGCCCATATACTCGCCGCTATCTACATCGACCTCGTGGTCAGCATTAACAATAATAGTTATCATGGTTTCCCCTTTTGGCTATTTTAGTAACGGAACCAGTATACACGTAGAAACAATAGGCGCTACCGTTTTATGCAATTTGCTTGCAACTTTACATTATTGTTAACAAGTGCGAGGGATAACTATGTCTTGGAATAAAGAGCAGGTAGGCGGCGATCATTACCGCAATATGGCTATTGGCCCGCTGGAGTATTCACTGGCTAACGGTTTAGGTCCGTGTGAGGCTAATGTGGTCAAGTATGTGAGCCGCTGGAAGGCCAAGGGCGGCATAGAGGATTTGCGAAAAGCTCGCCACTACTTAGACGCGCTGATTGACTGGGAAGTCAATAACTCCAAATAGTCGGATTTGGCATACTGGAATCAATATCCAAATGTATAAACCGGCCTTCTCCTTTTTGCTGGATGCCAATGCGCGGTACACCCTGCGTTAAAGCGGCTTCTACGAGCCTGTGGGCGCTCTCTCCCCTTACCCCTATGTCCACGGCTAGGCCACGAGAATGTGCCCCAGAGCGCCGTTTGCGGGCCTCTACGGGGTGCTTGGGACACCTGTAGCCTGAAGTGACGGGCAGCGGGAAGCCGCATTGCTCTCGTATGACATTCAGGATGTAGAGAAATTCGGGCGCAAAGTGATACGAACCACAGCAGGAGCAACTAAGCTCTGCCTCAGAAAAATAGTTTTTCATCGCTTTTGAAGTAGGGTGGATATTTTGTCAGCGCCGCGTATGCCAAAGCTGGCGAAAACGGCAACAAAGAGGAGGTATTGATACCATTCTGGTAGGGAGTTAAGTTGCTCAAACGCCAGACCAACGCGCTCAATGATTTCTTGATCGTTCATGACAACGCCGTAGATTATGGATACGATCGGGGTTGATAGCAGGATGGTGAACCACTCATCCTTCCAGCTAGTGTTGCTGGCTTCTGCCATCTTAGCTTCCCAGAGTGCCGTGTTAGACAACACCTGCATCTGAGCGGTGTGCTTGGCTTGGGATTTTTCTCGCTGGCCTGAGAGCCAGTCAGTGACCAATCCCGCAACGGGGCCAATCAGGGCAGTCCACATTACTTCTTGTCTGCCTTGTCGTCGAGCTTCTCAAGGATTTTGTCGAGCTTGTCCTTAATCTCTTTGATCTCGCGGTCGTGGGATTGACGGGCCATATCGGTTTCAGTCTTGAGTACCGCGATTTGAGTGGCGTGGTCTTGCTGTCTCATAAAGATCAGCCAGACAAATGCCCCTATTGGCATAACGACCCATCGCAATACTGTCTCTAAAATTTCCATCATGCCATCCCAAGTAGCTTCTTTGCCCGTTCTAGATCGTTGCAATATGCCTTTTTGCAATGGCCGTCTTGAATGGGTGAAAAAATCCAATCAATTAGTACCATCATTTTACCCCAGAACCAATTTGCTTGCAGTCG